CGGGAAATTATTATGGAATGTTTCCGAGAGGCACCTAAACAGTATGGTATTACTATTATGGACTGCGGCGATTGCAACGTCGGCTCAGACTACTTTCAGGTGCATTGATGAGAAATCCACATAAATACAAACATACAGACTTAAAAGTCTTAAACCCAGATAGGGTTCTAAAAGAATGCGTTTCGGGGGGTTGTACAAATCCTCCACGCAACCCAACTACCCGGAAGGAAAATGGTAACTATAGATACTACAGCTACTGTGAAGGCTGTATTAATTGTAGGGAAAGGTACAACATGACAGTCCCTGAACGTCAAGTTATGGTAGACGCACAAGATAATAAGTGTGCAATCTGCAATAGCGAGTTGGCAGGTTGGGGAAAGGGTTGGTCGGCAGATTCCTCTGCGGTTGACCACTGCCATACGACAGGAAAAGTAAGGGGTATCTTGTGCTACCACTGTAACACAGGGATTGGCCAGTTAAAAGAAGATATAACTGTACTCAAATCAGCAATTAAATATTTGGAGAAATACGTATGACTAAGCTTATCTTGAAAGGATTAACCTATGTCCTTCGATAACGTACTCCCTGCCGAAGACGCTAAGTCACGCTCAACAAGCGCTCGTGTCGGGCTATTTCAAAAAGCCATTGAGGAAGGCATAAGAAAGGGCCAACGCACTACCTTCGTAAGGTTTAGAGCTACAGAGGAAGAGGCCTTGGCGTTGACAGCTCTAGGTTATGAAGTTAGTGTGTCTGTCTCAGGGGATACCCATCTCCACTGGTTCTGATCTTTCTGTGAAGTTTACTAACAAAAATCAAAGGATACAACAATGACTAAGCTTATCAACAACCACATCATCTTCTCTTTCGACAACCCTTGGCAGATTCACCTTGCTGCAAAACTGTATCGTCACCTAGATACCTTGCGGGCAATGGATAAGCTAACGTATACTCCTAAGCTGGGGACAGGCTACTACCAAGGCTTTATTGAACCTATCGTTATGATGGACTACAATGACTTTGTAGAGAATGTCTTAGACTCAGGCTATGTCAAAGATCAAGAGAGTTTTCTTCGGTTAAACCCTCGCACACCCCGTTCTTTAGCATTACAGGCTTGTCTTGTTTATAACCATTTTAACAAAAAAGGTGAACTCTTGGGTGAGTTTAAAGAGGTAAGTTACACCGAAGCTTTGCTCAGTGAATCTTGGACTTGTCTAGAAGATCGTTACTATGTCGCCTAAGATCGATCAGATTAGGCTACGAACAAGGCTCTCTGTCGCTGCTTATGCTTATGAATATAAAAATCATAGCATACTGTCTGATGCAGAGTATGATAAGTTGTCTTACCTTGTTGACACTGCTATAGCAACAGGTAATCGTAAGCTGGATAACTTCTTTAAAAAACATTTTGAACCTGCAACTGGTATGTGGGTTCGGAAACATCCTGACAAGGCTGGGTTAGAGAATATCTACCAGCGTTACTATAACACAGAAGGAAAATGGTATGGACAAGCGGGTTTACACAACGATTGAAGGGTTTGAGGCCGAGGTTGATCTTGACATTGTTTTAACTGAAGAAAACTCACGCCACAGTGAGTACGGGACGGCCTTGATTTTAGCGGGCCCTCTGGCGGGTTACGAAGTAATTATCTCGTCTGTGACCTTAGATAAACTACAACAACAGTGGGAGAAACAGAATGACTTGGCACTATCAACTAATGCGGCACACAGAACCTGATGATGAGGTCTGGTATGCGGTCCATGAGGTCTACGAAGGCAATGGCTACACTGTAGAACCCGTAAGGGTACAAGGTCTCTTCGAAGAAGACATCAAGTGGATGCTTGAAACTGTGTTGAAAGACATTGAGAAACATGGGGTGAAAGACTATGAGTGACTACAGAATAGACGTAGCAAGTAAAGAAGAGTGGGCCTTACGAGCATGGTCTGCGGAAGCTAGACTAGAGAAACTAGAAGCAGAATATAAAGCACTTCTTGCTGAAAAAGACAGCGAGATCTCTGGCTGGTTTGAGACAGAGTATGGTGCAGAAATGGTTCTGTGCACAAGTGCAGCAAATGACGAGGATCTTGCAGGGTTCCTTTTAGAAGAATACGGGGAGATGTGTGTTGGTGTTGATATGGAGCTAGAAGGCTTTTATCGAGACGGTAAAGAAGTAAATGCAGAAAAAGTTTGCCACTTTCTTGAGGTAATCTTTCTTGAAACAATTTCAGAGGAATAAGAGATGTCAGTTACTTACTCAGTAGAAGAAACTATTCGTACAATGTTTGATCGTTTTTATAGAGAAGTTAAAGGCCACGATACCTTAGAACTTGATCTGGATCTTGTGGCACTACTAGAAGACCTTGAAGAAAACTGTGTCGAGGAAGCTATGTCAGAGTATACTTCAGAAGCAGAGTTGATGTATGATGAGGGCTATAACAATGGCTACGAAAAGGGAGAAGAAGAGGGTTACGACAGGGGATTCAACGACGCTGAAGAAGAGGTAGAGGACGCTCGTGAAGAGGGCTACGAAGAGGGTTATCGTTGTGGAGTTCGAGATAACTTAAAGGAAAACAAAGATGTTTAAGCGTCTAAGAAAACTTGCTATCAACTTGTCTATGTTGTTGAATTTTTCACTAGGAGGGGAATTAAACCAAACCTTTTCCGCTAGAAATTGGGAAAGCAAGCGCAACAATAAGTTTAACTTAGTGTTTTTAATTGACATCTTGCTTGGTTCAGGTCACTGTGCTCGTGCTTGGGTTTACTGGAAAGTAAAGGAATAAAATGTTTACTGTTGAATTTGATACAGATCGTGGTGAAGGTATCACTATAACTACTCTAGATGGGAAGGGAAAGCACGATGATGTTGAAGTAATTTTGTATGATGATGACATCTACATTCGTCAGATCGATGAGTCAGACGGTGTTCAAATGATTATGCTATCTAGCCAGCAATTCAAAGACATTGTTGCGGCTTTTAACTTACCTGAAGGAGCCTACTATGCGAGTTAAGAAATATGAACTTCAAGCTGAATCTTTCCTTGAGGAAGGTACTACAAGCGAGACTCTTTTCACAGGTCTTGCTGCGGAGGTGGGTGAAGTAATGTCTGAGCGAGTTAAGGAGACACGCAAGGGATATCGGCATAGCGATGAAATCTTCGATGAGCTTTCTGATGTGCTGTGGTATGTAACTATGATTGCCCGCAGTCGAGGTTACACTCTGAATCGACTGATGAAGCATAACATTAACAAACTAGAAGATCGTTCTATTAATGGAAAAGGAAACTAAAATGCCAAACTGGTGTATGAACAGCGCAGTAATCTCTGGACGTAAAGACAAGCTAGATCTTATTGTACGGGCTTTGAAAGAAGACAAACTCCTAGAAGCACTTTGCCCGCTTGGGGACTGGGAGTATAATAAAGCAGTTGAGCTTTGGGGGACAAAGTGGGATGTTCACAACGCAAGTTGGGAACTCGACGAAGCTAACAACACACTAACAATTAACTTTGATACTGCTTGGGGGCCTCCAACGGCTGCGTACTCTTACGGAGAGAAGCTTCATAATATCGAGATTGAAGCTACTTTCCATGAAGACGGGATGATGTTTATTGGCGAGTACAAAGACGGGGAGGGGACTTCCTACTCGTATGACTTTGAAGAAGAGTGTTTGAAAACAGAAGCGCCTTGGGAGCTTGTTGAAGACTGGGGTATTGACTACAGTTGGGGGTGTTGGAAAGAAGACCAAGATCTCCCTTGAATAGTAAGGGAAAAAATTAGCTGACGTTAAAGAACAATAAAGGAAAACTTATGATAGCTATTATTGACGGCGACGTGCTTCTATACATGAGTATATGGGGTATGGAGACTAAACAAGAAGCAAATGATAAATTTGATGGGTTGTTTAATAGCTCACTTGAAAGTGTTTTTGCTACAGACTACGTCATGGCCATTGGTGGTCCTGACAACTTTAGAGTAGACTTGTTCCCTAACTATAAGGGTAACAGGACAAAGTCAAAATCAACAAGACCAGAATGGTTCTTAGATTTGAAGTCTGACATAGTAGAACGTTACGAAGGCTGCATCTTTACAGATAACTGTGAAGCAGACGATATGCTCCGTGTTTGGGCAAATGAACTTACTGCAGCTTGTATTGAAAATATTGTTATTTCGGTTGACAAGGATCTTGATTGTATCCCAGGGCTACACTACAACCCACGAAAAGAGCTTGTTTACGAGGTTAAAGAAGCGTATGCAGAGTACTTCTATTGGAAACAAGTTATAATGGGAGACCCTACTGATAACATTCCAGGTATTCCTAGAATTGGGCCTAAGACAGCTGAAGTCATTTTAGAAGGATCTACGGACTATCGGGCCTCTGTTTGTAGAGCTTATGAAAAGTTTTACAAAGAAGAAGGGTATGAGTATATGATTGCTAATGGTCGTTTAATTCACATTTGGCGACACATGAATGATCATTTCAAAGTAAAGCGAGAAGTTTATGACAAAGCAATTAGTGAGTGACACGGGACATTGGAGTTGTTATAAAAACTTTAATGCTGAAGAATGGTTTGGCTTTGTATACTGCATTGAAAACTTAACAACAAAACAGTATTACATTGGCAAGAAGCAGCTCTGGCATGGAGGTAAGAAAAAATCTAAGACTTACGGTAAACCTATGAGCTGGAAAACTTACATAGGTTCTTCTACAACGCTAAAGAAAGACATTACTAAGTATGGCAAGAAGAACTTTAGTTTTGAAATAGTGGATCTATACAACACAAAAGGTGGTCTTTACTATGCGGAGGCTTACCTTCAAATGCTTTCTGACTCTATGACGGAATATCTTGAGGATGGTAAAACACCTCGCTTTTATAACCGCCAGATTGCTGCGATTAGGTTTGTCCCTAGTGAGGGGCCGACTAAAAAAACTAAAGCATATGTCAAAACTTTGAGAAAGAAATACGAATGAAAATACATCCAATTGCACCAGCGTTGTGGATGGCGGCAATGCTTAACTTAGTAGGCTCTATTATCCTTCACACGTTTGGTATTATAGAGGTTGATATTGTTTTGTCACTTCTATTTTACTTGTTCTTTACAGAGATGAGCAAGTTTGTAGCTGAAATGACAATGGAACCAGATAGCTCAGACGAGGAATAGAGATGGGGCGAATAGTTACTAAGAATCAACCTTGTAATGACTGTGGTGGCTCTGATCCTCTTCAAATTTATGAGGATGGGTCTACGTTCTGTTTCAGTTGCCGTAAATCGCACAAAGCGAAGGGAGACTATGTTAATCCTATGAATGATGAATCAGAGTTTGAGTCTGTTGACAACTCTTGGGGCCCAAGCTTACGAGAAGTAGCAGAGGACTACCCTGTTAGGGGTTTTCGTGAACGAAACATTAACAAGACAGTAGCTGAGTATTATGGTGTTAAGGTATCTTATGACATCAACGGAGCTATTGATGCACACTACTACCCTTATCATAACGAGGGTCTGCTAACAGGATATAAAGTAAGAGGTCTGCCTAAAGAGTTTAGGGCTAACGTTGGTAAAGTAAAAGGCGGTCTCTTTGGACAACACTTGTTTAATGGTGGTAAGCGACTAGTAATCACTGAAGGGGAGCTAGACACCTTAGCGGTTGCTTCCGCTTGGCATAAACGCTATAACACCTTTTACCCTGTTGTTTCTATTCGTTCTGCTACTACCCTAAAAGATCTGGTAGAAGAACGTGACTGGATTCGTAACTTTGAAGAGGTTATCATTTGGTTTGATAATGATGCTGCTGGCCAAGAGGCTACAAAAGAAGCAGCGCGTATTATTGGTTATGACAAAGTTAAGATTGCTAAAACTCCAGAGAAGGACGCAAGCGATACTTGGATTAAAGACCCCGACAAAGTTCTAAAAGCTGTCTATGACGCTTGTGAATACACCCCCGCTGGTATTCTTAACAAAGAAGACTTGTGGGATCGTCTAGTTGCTTATAGTGCAATGGAGTCTGTACCTTACCCTGAGTTCATGGTGGGCCTGAACGCTAAACTGAAAGGTATGCGCTTTGGTGAAATTACTCTTTGGACTTCTGGTACTGGTAGCGGCAAATCAACTCTACTTAGAGAGATTGCAGTTCACTTACTAGAAACTACTGAAGATAAGATTGGTATTGTATCTCTTGAGGAAAGTCCTGAAGAATACGCTGTTAAGATGGCTAGTATGGTTCTAAACCGTAACTCAGCTAATGAGGAGATACCGCTTGAAGAACTTAAAATCGGCTATGATAAAGTCTTTGGGTCTGATCGTGTTCTTCCTCTGGACCATCACGGTTCTATCTCTGACGGTTCAATCATGGACCACTTGGAGTATATGGCCTTGTCTGGTGCTAAGTACATCTTTATTGACCACATCACTATACTTGCTTCTGAAGGTAGTGAAGGGTTAACAGGTAACGAGGCTATTGATAAGATTATGAACCGTCTACTTGGTCTTGCTAAGAAGCATAACGTCTGGATTGGTTTAATTAGTCACCTACGTAAGACAAACAGCGGTGGTAAATCTTTTGAAGAGGGCCAACTACCTTCGATGGATGACATCAAAGGCTCTGGTTCTATTAAGCAAATTTGTATGGACATTATTGCGTTTTCTCGTGATGTTGGGAGCTCAGATGAAGCTAAAAGAAACACGATTAAAACAAAAGTCCTCAAATGTCGTCATACTGGTCTTACAGGGCCATCAGGAGCACTGCTTTATAACTTTCCTACTGGAAGACTCACTGAAGGTCAGTACTACGAAGAAGAAGATATGAATACAAGTGAAGGGTTTAAAAGAGTATGATAGATGAAACAATGGGTTTACTTTATATCTCGATTATCCTCCAATTGCTTAATGACGGTGAAGCAGACATAAGTGATCTGAGCCCTGCTGTTAAGTCTTTTATATTGGGTATTCAAGATGAGTTTGAGCATACACCAGAGGGTGATAATAAGGACCAGTTTTACTACGCAGCGAATACGTTGCTAGAGGTAGACAAGAACAAACTTAACTAAAGGATAAAACGTGGAAAATAAAATTAATGAGGCTCGACTTAAAGAGCACTTAAAGAGCTGGATTAAAGTTCTCCCGACAAAAGAACACTTAGATCTGTTTATTAAAAACAATGAAAAAATGTCTGATGAAGACAAAGTAACTTACACTAAACTCTGGGAAGAGGCAATGGGGCAAGAGTCTGTTGAAGAAGCGGTAGATAACCCCGTGTCCCAAGAGTATTGGGAACTCGAAAAAGCGATTGAAGAGGAAGTAGTTGAAGAAGATACTTTTGTCCTCGGCGAAGAGTTTAGAGTTACCTCTAAGAAAAATAAGAAAAACAAATAACAATTTAGCGCACAATGGCAAGGTGATTTTTAATTAGGATAATCCCAATAATCACCTTGTCAGTAGTAAGCAAAAAGGAAAATACTATGAACTCAATGAAACCTTACGAAGCGTTTATCCATCTTTCACGCTACTCACGATTTCTAGATGACGAAGGTCGTCGTGAATCCTGGGGAGAGACTGTAGATCGACTAGTTGGTTTCTGGATGAAACGTGCGGGAGATAAACTCACCCCTGCGGACTATGCAGAAATTCGAGATGCTGTTTACAACCGTGAAGTAATGCCTTCCATGCGGGCCATGTGGTCAGCTGGTAACGCTCTCGAACAAAATCACTTCCGTGGCTATAACTGTTCTTTTGCAGCTGTAGATCACATTCGTGTATTTGATGAAATCTTGTTTATCCTGATGGCAGGAACTGGTGTAGGCTTTAGTGCTGAAGCTCAGTATGTAAACAAACTACCTATTGTTAACGATAACTTTACGGAGACAGGTCGTGTTATTACTCTTGAAGACAGTGCAGAAGGTTGGGCAAAGGGCTTACGAAAGCTTGTTGCTGAACTTTACCTTGGTAACGTACATCAGTGGGATTACAGCCGTATTCGCCCTGAAGGTGCTCGCCTAAAAACCATGGGTGGTCGGGCCTCTGGTCCAGAGCCACTCCAAGATCTCTTTGCTTTCGTTACAGTTATGTTTAAGAAAGCAGCAGGGCGTAAACTGCGCCCAATCGAAGTCCATGACATTGTTTGTAAGATTGCTGAGGTGGTTGTTGTTGGTGGTGTACGCCGCTCTGCTCTCATCTCACTATCAGATCTTGGCGACCCTGAAGTGCGTGACTGTAAGTCAGGTATGTGGTACAAAACCGATGCACAACGTGCCTTGGCAAACAACTCTGCTGCTTATGAGCAAAAACCTACTATGGCAGTCTTCATGGAAGAGTGGATTTCGCTTATGAAATCTGGTTCTGGTGAACGCGGTATTGTCTCTCGTTATGGTTTGCAACGGTTTGCGCCAGAGCGCCGTGATGCTGAACAGATTATTGGCCTCAACCCTTGCGCAGAGATTGCCCTTCGTAATGGACAGCTCTGTAACCTTACTGAAGTTGTTTGCAGAGAAAATGACAGCGAGAAAGAACTTACTCGTAAAATTCGTATTGCAACTATTCTTGGTACACTACAAGCCTCCCTTACAGACTTTAAGTACGTCCGTAAAGTGTGGCAAAAGAACTGTGAAGAAGAGGCGCTCTTGGGTGTGTCTTTGACAGGTATTCAAGACTGTAAGATTCTTCGTAACCCTAAGCCTGAACTCTTGGAAGCTATGAAAGCCTCTGCAGTAAAGACAAACGTAGAGTTTGCAAAGCGTATTGGTATTAACCCCGCTACAGCTATTACAACCGTTAAACCTTCTGGTACAGTGTCTCAGCTTGTAGACTCCGCTTCGGGTATTCATGGTCGGTTCTCCCCTTACTACATTCGTGCAGTACGTCAGTCAAGTGTAGATCCTCTGACAGCTCTCTTGAAAGATCAAGGAGTACCTAACGAGCCAGA